ACTTTGTTCACTTACTGGCAAGTGACTTTCATTTTTTGGAAAGTCAACAGGGTTATTTGTATTTGTAAAATGCATCACGCTCTCCTATTAAGGACGAATCCTTTTGAGTAGAAAAGGAATGCTCGCACACTCCTTTTCATTTCCTTCCAGTAGTATTGTCTATATGTCATGCCAGTTGCTCACGCACCCATGCTAGACGAGCTTGCTCGTCCATGGCTGTATATTCAACAATGTTAGCACGAATAGCATCAACTAAGGGATAGTATTCTTCATCCAGATTCAGCTTGATGTCCCGATCCAAGTCCACTAACTTGTCTGTGCGTGGATTGCGAGCAACCCACTTGCTAGTCAAGTAGTAAGGGCTCTTGATCTTGGCACTTACCCCATCCTCTGTATAGAATACAAATCCTTCGTGACGAACATTCTTAGTCGCTTCTACTAGGTTGCCCACAGTAGTTTCTACGACTTCTGGAACATGACAGTTAAACACTTTGCCCAAGAGACATAGTGTATCCTTGTCGTGTCCAACTTTAGAACCCCAAGTGTTTTCACGATAACCTAAGACATACATACCTGGAACTTCTGGGATGATGTGTGGGTCATTGGGATGAACGCACTCAAACATCACAGTCATACCGTCCATGTCTGTCTTAGTAAACCCTAGTTGCCAATCTTCCCACGGCATGTGCTTGAGCATCATTTCTTTTGCCAATGTCACATAAGGGCTGTCGGTGCTGCCAGTAGTAGACACAAGAATATCTCCATTGTGCCAAGTGCAGGCAACCATAAAGCCGTTGACCTTACGGAATGCAGTAACCTTAGTATCTGGGGCCAGCACTGGTGCAGACTTTTCGATACCGTAGTTATAGATCTTCGTAAAGGGATAGCTTACTAGGTTAAAGTCAGCATCCACAACAGACCCGCGGCATTCGGCAATATAGTCGTTCCACAAGTCCTTATAAAATACAGATTTTTTGTATTTCAGCACGTAGATACCATTACCGGCTGGTTTCATGTTCACCAGCCCCGAAGTAGCTACATACTCCTTCAATTCATCCTTAAACATGATTATTCCTTAAACAATTCGCTGATATCCCAAGCGAATCGTGCCTTCATTCTATCCAATGTTTCAGCAGGTACATTATGCACATTGCCGAAATTGTTTTGTGCCGCAAATACATTGGGCACAATGTTGAATTCTCGAGCAATGTCAAAGTAAGGTCGCAGTTCCTTTACAGTGGTAAAGGTGTTACTGACTACCACACTACAACCTGCTGCCAATGCTTCGCGTGTCTTAGTTTGACACCACTCATGAGCTTCACGCAAACGACTGGCATCAAACATGTATTCGCCGTCTTGCATCCAGAACTGGTCTGCTTCTTGATGCACCCAGTCGGGATTATAGCACAAGGCCTGAGCCATAGTGCTTTTACCCGAACCAGGTAGCCCTCGAATTAAAACTAACTTCATTTAAACTCCTACAAATTCGCTAGCACGAGCATGAAGCTCAGGATCGCCCTTTGTAAGCACTTCAAGGAGAAGTCTCTTTTCCTCGAGGTAAACCCTTGCGAACTCGGGATCGTGTTGCATGATGCTTCGGCTGTTGCTGATAAGGTCGGCGAGCTTGATGGTCTGCGCCTCAGCTGGTGCTTGAGCAGTGTGAGCACGATCCATGGCCTTGCGAGTAGCACGATTGCCATCTTCTGGCTTGCTCACATCTGTAAGCCAACCAACAAGGGTAGCGATGTCGATACCAAAAGCCATATGCACATCAGTGAATGTGCAACCAGTGTCTTCCACAACATCGTGCAACCAAGCAGCCGCAACCATGTCGGGTGTGGCACCCGGGACACTGGCCACTATCTTGGCAACCTCAGCAGGGTGAACTATGTAGGGTTCACCGGTATACTTACGCCGTTGTCCCACAGCCGCATGAGCAGCCATGGCATAGACTTGTGCCTTACGGACCACATCGAATCCGTCAAGTTGCATTGTAAAATCTTCCATAGCTACTCCTTATTTCTTACTATACAAGTATTATAACACCAAAACCAATTTATGTCAATTAATGGTGCGCTCGGATCTCGCCTTTGAGTGCGTCTGCAATCATTGCATCCATATCGCTAACAACCCTACCTGTGGCGTCAAACGCTACATCGCGGGCACGATACTTTTCCAAGCCAGTCTTGTTGCCATGCACATGTCCATAGAAATGCACACTTCCGCGATGCATCTGATCCCACTCCCAAATAGGATAATGCAACATGATTACAGTTTGTCCGTTATGCACTAAACGCAGGTATTGATGCACCTGTTCAAACTCCGCACGAAACACAGGATCGTTTAACAACTTCCTGTCGTGGTTGCCTTCCACAAGAATCTTCTTACCGTTTAACCTACGCAAAATTTGCACAGCCTTTGCAGCCGGCAAAAAAGCAAAGTCACCCAAAATGTATGTGGTATCTTCTGCTGTTACAGACTTGTTCCATTCTTGGATCATGCATTCATTCATGTGATCCACATCAGTAAACCCATAACGGGTAACTGGGCAGAACTTCATAATGTTTGCATGGCCAAAGTGCAAGTCACTTGTGATCCATGTTTTCATATTCGTTCTTTCTTAACTCTACCAATGCGACTGGCTTTGTTCCAGTCGTAGGCTATGCCATCTGGGCACAGGCCATCTTTTACACTGTCTACTCCAAACTTGCCAACAATTTCAAAACTGTCGCTCTTAATTGTAACAAAGGCGTTGAGCACTTTTGCGTGACTCATTGCCAAATCTAGTGTATCAAATTCTTCTGTTATATCTTTATAAATTACCTTAAACATTCTCAAACTTTTTCTTCAGTCGCTCGAACTCGGCACGTTCCTTGGCTTCTTTCAACGCTTTGGCCTCTTTGGCCTTGACTCGAACTTTCTTTTCTTCTGCGATGCGCTTGTCGTACTCTTTGTCAGTCTCGAGCCTGCGTTCGTACATATACAATTCTTTGCCACCATCATAGCCGTAGCTTTGGATGTCAAAGTAAACATCGCGGGTGCCATAGTATGCACGAATTTCCTGCATACGCTCTATTACTTGCTCAGGAGTCTTACTGTCTAGAATGTCGTAAAACGATTCTGACCCAAGACTCTCGCATACAATTTTACGCTTGCTCATTTGTATCTCTCTAGCAAATCTTTTGCTCGTTGTTCAACGTCCTTCATATGGGTATCCAGCTTCTTTTGCTTGGCATTGCGGTCCTTGGTTTCCTTTTGCCATTCACGCCATAGCTCAAGAGCTTGACTGCCAGGCATTAGAACCATACCCTTATAAACAACTTGTTTCATTCTCAATTCTCTTCTTTTGTCTTGGGGATAACAAACCCCCAACTAGTAACTTCGCCATTGCTGGTATACGACTCTTGTTCGTCATAAGTCCAGCCCAGGGCCTTCATCATGCGATGCTTGACCAAAAGGTTTGGACTGCGAAACACTTCTGTGTCATCAAAGCCTAGCATAACACCAACTTCGCAGACAGCGCCTGAACGGCAGACGCCAGCCATACAATGCACAATCACGTTCATGCGATTGGCTAGGGCATGTTGCAGTAAGCGGACTAATTCTGCTGCCTGTTCATGACTGCACCGCATACTTTCTTCCAGTGCAAAGTCCTTTTCTTCAATGTCAAGAAATTCAAATTGATGAACTTCTTTGAATGTATACTTGGGCTCAGGGAAACCGTATGCCGGATCCACAATTTGAATCAGCATGGCATTCTCGCCCGGCTGAATATGCAGACCTTTTTTAATATCGCCAAGAGCTACGTTTTGAATCCACGGCATGTTTTTCTCCTAATAATCTATTGTATTACCAAAACCAATTTGTGTCAATAATACTTTTGTATACTGTTTTCTTAGAACACCCCTGTAAATAATTTTAAAGGAGAAACCGATGAGCAGAGATGTTCTAAGAAAATATATAGACCTGATCAACGAAGCAGCCGACTTCGCAGACATGAACTTGCTTAACGAGAAATGGGGCACAGAAACTACTGTAAGTCCCAGCGAAAAAGGCAAGTATAAAGGCCGCAGTTTAGAAGAGCTACGTAAAAGCTATGCCGCTCTCAAGAAGTCGGGCCCGCATAAAAAGGGCAGTGCTGAATATGGACGTATGCGTGAATTGGCCTTTGCTATACGTGCCAAAACAGGTTGGGGTGGTGTCCAGTAGTGGGATCGAACCACTGACCTCTTCGATGTCAACGAAGCGTTCTACCGCTGAACTAACCGGACATTTGGTGCTCCTAGTAGGACTCGAACCTACAACTACTAGCACCTCAAGCTAGCGTGTCTACCTATTGCACCATAGGAGCATATTGGCGCCTCTGGAAGGATTCGAACCCTCAGATAGCTGGCTTAGAAGGCCTGCTCCCAATCCATTGGCAGAGGCAGATTTTGAGTAAATACTAGCATGAAGCTAACCAAAACTCAACAGGAAGTATATGACAACCTTATGCTTATAATACGTCAATACGGAAAAGACTATGTTTTCGGTTGGGCTTTGGGCACGTTGATCAGGCTATCAACAAACGATCCTCAGCTTAGAATAGCCATTAAGAAAAAGGCTCAATCAAAATCTTAACTTGGGGTGAAGTGGGGAATCGAACCCTCCCTTACTGTTTCACAGACAGCCGTGCAGCCATTACACTAACAACACCATATAAAAACACTCTACTGGTGTCACCAGTTCATACTCCGTAACGCCGACTACGCTGTTCCGTTCCGTGGGCCCTGCTAGTCGAAGCAGACTGTCCCTTGAACCTACGGTGAGAGTGTTTTTATATGGCGACAAATAAATGCGTTGGGATTCGAACCCAACCCTGCTCCCCTTTCGCTAGACTACTTGATCTGCAAATCTTTTGTCTAGGTAATCGCTTCGCTGTGCTACCAACACACCACGCAACCTGTCTACGTTCATTGCAGTGCCCGTAGAGCAGTCTTGTACCATATAGAAACATTCTCAATCTCCAGCTTACTTGTGGTGATCAACCCACTTTCAACCTTCCCCGATCCTGCGTCCAGTTTAGAATGTTTTTATATGGCAGGAGGTACAGGATTCGAACCTGTGCATGTCGGAATCAAAATCCGATGCCTTACCAACTTGGCGAACCTCCAACAGAGAAAATTGGGTGCCCAACTATCCTCCTGGGAGGACTCGCTGGATTGTCTCGAACAGTCGAGTTTAACTACCACGAATAGCCATGTGCTTTTGTCACTGAGCAGCATACTCAGCTAGGCTAAGTGGGACTCAAAACTGCCGTCTATCCCGTAAACTTATCGAATTGGTGGTAATGGCGGGACTCGAACCTGCAACCATCCGCGTATGAAGCGGGCGCTCTGCCATTGAGCTACATTACCAATTATGTAGAATTTATTGATGACCTTGTGCAATCAATTGATTGGCGATATTAAGATCAGACCTCATGCTTAGAATTTTATCTTTCAGGTCTTGATACTCTTTGCTGTGTAGATCGCCGCCACCAATAGCGATACTAAGATACATGTTGGCAGCTTCTACTTGTGCCTTGTGAATTTCTTGCTCTAAAAGAGCTTTACGATCTCGTAACATAACTAACTCCTTTAAAACTATTATGAAACACACTACCATCCTGTAGCTTTAACAGGCCTCTCACTGTTGCCAGTGACGCGGTCACACAAAAGTGTGCTTTAGAATAGTGTCCAGTTGTTAGCGTTTCAACTTGATGCTCGGAACGCAACAGGTGATCAATTCCTGCCTCATCCCTCATTTGCTGTTTGATAATACAGATGCCCACCGTCGGGAGTAGCCCGATATTCTGTAACGGCACACCTGCGTTAATCAACTTCGCTTCGCAATCTTGTATCTAACTTTCGCTCAAACGATGCTGGACGCACCGTATAGTATCACTTTGCCTTTGGAGCCAGTAATTTACTATTATGAAACACACTATGCGCTGGCCGATTATGCATCGGAATTCTTTTACGCAGGACAATGTGTTTTATAATAGTGCCTAAGGTTGAGATTACACCTTAAGCTGATAACACCTCGGACATTATTGTAAACCTTGCGAGTCTACTTTCTTCCGACATCCACTATATTGTCATTCCTGACTAATATAGTCTGCTACCAGCATCGCCGTTTTTAAAGACAGGCAGTAGTCTTGTCGCCATATGCTATTCTACGCTTTCTATCCCGTTGACCTTGCGAGCCATTCAAGTGCGCTAACACCTTACGAAACTTCTTGCATAAACAGATTTCACCTTGCGAGCTACGTCTGACTTGGTTAGCTTGCGCCCCAAGTATTAGATGCTTTTCACATATGACCGAGTCAGTCTTTGCGTTTTTGTATGTTAGAAGGAGTTGAACCTTCAGCCGTTTCTTTAACAGAGAAATGCACTACCATTGTGCTATAACAACCTACTGCGATGTGCTGACTCAGTTGCTACATATTCTTTTGGAATACATAATACAACACACCACGTACCTTTTGCCTCGCGAGCTACTCAGTCGTATTTCACGATCGGTGTGCTTATCCATTAAGAATAAACCCACTAACCATTAATACTGCATACAAGCTCTTAGGAGCGACCCTTCGAACCTATACACTACCCTTTCCCATACCAATTGACAAGTTGGTTTTGTATGGAAGTCAGCACCACCTGTTACTTTTCACTAACTCAAGTTCCCCTTGCGGGCTTGTAAGCCAATGTTCTTTCCCATACACTTGCTTCATTGTTACAACCACCGGTCTTATCAGTGATCGCTACCTCGCGGTAGTGAGCAGGCTTGCCTAAACGAACTATCTCTAGCGGACTTATGTAGGCATACATCCTTTGGCTGTGTCACCACAGTTATTCTTCGTAAGCGGCGAACCGCCTACAGGACATTAAGCTGCCCTTGAAATCTTTATATAGAGGCACACTACGCAAGGACTTGAACCTTGCTCAACTTCTGCTCCATTAGGGGCAGGGCTGTCTCCGTTACATCAGCCTGTCGACTTAGGCCTTGGTGCGCTTTTATATAAAGACTTTCGTCTCTACATTAACTTTTTAAAGAACAATGATTGGCAGGTCCATGCTCGCGGATTACAATCATTACCGCAAATTTTCAGGACTAGCACGAGTGTTTTCTTTACAGCGAACAACTTTTCTGTTTTGTTAATTTCTTAACAGTCTCTATTGTAGCAAACATCTTTTATTGTGTCAACTACTTTTGGCAATCTTCATACAACTGACAACTCATTTGTGCCACCCTGTTATAGGCACCATTCACCCGATTTAACAAGTCCGGACGGGATTCGGTACGTCACTCGGGATACTGGACCAGCGTAGCAACCAATCTGCAGGGATCTTCCGATCCCTCGGGAGTTGAACCCGTTTGCCTTCTACTATATCGGTCCTTCGAAGAAACCTCTATAGCGTGTTGTTCTCTTGCTGACAACAAATTGTCATGTGCATGAAGATTACTTTTTAAAGAGCACAGTTAATTTCTTAACATGTATCTATTGTAGTAGATTTCTTAATTTGTGTCAAATAAATCTTGGTGCCAAAGACTGGGATCGAACCAGTGACACACGGATTTTCAATCCGCTGCTCTACCATCTGAGCTACATCGCCATTAACTGGTACCCCGTGTCTGATTCGAACAGACAGCCAACTCCTTTTGAGAGAATCCGCACTACCAATTAGCGTAACGGGGCATATAAATTTTGGTACGGATAGACGGATTCGAACCGACACTGAACAGAGTTTAAGACTGTTGCCTGCTACCAATTGGGCTACATCCGCATATATCTTGGTGCCCATGACAGGACTCGAACCTGCAGAACCTAGTCTCTCAAACTAGTACCTATACCAATTCGGTTACAAGGGCATTAACTGGTCTCCGTGACAGGGTTCGAACCTGCGACCTCATGTTCCCCGAACATGCGCTCTTCCTGACTGAGCTACACAGAGATAAAATTCTTCTAGGTCGTCCTCGTCCCTAGACTTGCGGCAATCTGTTTTAGATTTTTTAATTACTACGGATCCGCTTTATCTTGAACCGCAAAAGGATTTAAACACTGGCAGTGGGTAAGAGATTCGAACTCTTG